TTGCACAAATCAATCTAAAATACTGATAATCAATGTTATTTTATGTGCAATCTTTTGTGCAAAGTTGTAAGGACCATTTTAACATTGCACAAAAAAAGCTCCGAAGAGCTTTAAATTATTTCAGCTAGTTCTTTAGCTGTCATATATTCTTTAAATTGATTAATCTTATCATACTCCCAAGGCATCTGAATCCTTACATTGATGTAGTTAAAGTTCTCTATTGCCGAAACTTTGTACTTATCCTCATAATCATTATTAATAGCAGCTTGCACTAATGGCTCTATCTCATGAAGATATACTTTATCCTGCATCCTGGACCATCTTCTATGCATTTTGATACCATGAATAACAGTAGCATGATGTCTATTCATCATCCTACCTATTTCACTAAGTGACAAGTTACATTTGTTCAGCCTGTACATTATATAGTATCTCTTATAGACATAGGCTCTATTTCTAGAGTTGTTATCTAGCTGATACTTTTTGATTTGTTCTTTTAAAAATTTTAGTTCTTTCATTGTTATTCTGATTTAAAGGTTTCATTGTAGTATTGTTCAAATTGCTTTTCCATTAAATTTTGCCAAGCTTTATCTTCATATTCAGTTCTAATACAAGCAAGCTTCATCTGTTGCTTTTCCATTTCTTTGGCTTGTTCAATGTCTTCAATAGTAATAATACTTTTGTTTACATATTGCTCAAATAACCATTCTACTGCTGTTTTCATTCTATTCTGATTTAAAGGTTTGATTATAGTATTCATCTGCTGAATTGTAATCACCTTTAGTTAATGAATTTAACCAAGCATTTTTAATCTGTTCCTTTTCCATTTCTTTTGCTTTTTTCATTATTTGTAAATTTATTGTTAATCCGTTAATGTATTCATCCATTAACCATTCTACTGCTGTCTTTTTCATAACAATTTAGTTTGAGTTACTGACTTAAATAGATCTGATTGAGATTCTAATACTCCTGTAGCATTAATGAAATCAATCTCTACTTTTGCAGATTGGATTAGAGTTCCTGCGAGCTGAGATATTGCCTTAGCTTTATCCACTTCTACATTCACCTGGTCTGTTGTTAATGTTTCATCACTTAGTCTTTCAAGTGCCATAAAGATGTGATCTCTTAAATCACTTAATTTGTTTTGTGCCATTGTTATTTATTTTTTTTATTAGTTTACATTTTAATCTCATCACCTGCTGAAGCTCTTTAGGCAATCTTTGTATGGTATTTCTAGCCATATTCTCCTTTTTAGTTATCATTAGCAGATTGTTAATATCATTATTCAGATAATTTCCATCCTTATATACTACTACCATCCCTTTAGGAATTGGTCCATTATGCTGTTCCCAAGTGTACCTGTTTAGCTGTTCCCAATGTGAATCTGCTAGCTTAATATACTGATACATCTTCCCTCCTGTATCTCTTCTCTGATGGATAGTACCTATAGGCTGAGTGTTAGGAGGTACAGTACCTTTCTTAAACATAGTCTTAGCCACTTTCTCATATACTTCTGTGGACATTTTTTGTCCTTTGTTAGCAGGTACACTACCTTTCTTAAATTGAGTAGCTTTACCACCTAGATATCCTGGAGGGAATTGAGTAGACCTTAAGTAAACAGGATCTTTCTTAATACCCATAGCAAATGCTCTATTGTATACTGATGACTCTGATAATCCTAAGTCATCTGCTATCTTCTTAGTAGGCTCAAATGGATACCTTTCTCTTATGATATCATTCATACCTCTTCAATTAATAGAATTAAGTCATCATTCTTTTGTATGAGCTGCTTAACATGATCAGCATCATATGCCTCCACTATCCTAGTCACTAACTTTACAGGACCATTCCAATAGTCAAAGGTCTTATATACTACTTTATATATCTTCATTATCATCATTTTTTATTGGCACATCTAAGCCATACATTAAATCAAACATTGCAAAATCTCTGTTAGCATTCCTTTTACTACCCTCATAATTCTGAAAGTACCACTCTCTGAATCTCAGGTATTTTTGGTGAGTATAATCACCATTAGCTATAGCATCCTGGACCTCAATAGCTAGCTGTGTGAACTCAGTCATTGCTTTTATTGTTTATGACTTGTAAATACCTGAGGTAAAGAGGCAGATTAAATCCACCCCTTATCTCTTCTGCTGTTCTCCTGCTAGTCCAAAACTTTATAATTGCGTTGATTGTCATAGCTTAGATTTAAGTAGGTTAAGATTTGCATCACTTAGAATAAACAGGGACATATCTCCATCATCAGTCTCTGATGCATTGTAGGTAAATGGCTCAATAGTACCTGCTATGTATACATCACTATCATAGTCAGTCGTCCAATTAGAGATGTAATTATTTCCATTTTTGTATAAGTCTATAAAGTTCATAATATAAGTTCTAAAAAAGTGAATAAAAATAAGATTGATAATGTTACAGTTGTAACAATAAGCATAGCTATAGCAAATGCTTTCTCTTCAGCTCCTACAGGAGTAAAATAATTAATTAGTTTTTTCATTGTATTATTTTTTAAATTGGTTAAATAAATTCTCAATTTCCTCTAACTGCTCTTTGTTCAAAAAAGTAGTTAAGGTCTGAATAATTAAATGCAGTTGGTTTGTGTTTAGTTTGTCATCCTGCTGTTGTACTTCTAAAAAATCTAAGACTTGATTAAATGTTTTCATGTGTAAAAGTTTAATTGTTGATAACTATACGCCAAAGATAGTATAAAGTTTTATAACTGCAATAAAAAAGAGTAATTTATATTCATTCTAAATAAGGATAGGTGCAAATTGTACCCATCCTCTAAAGGTAAAACATATAATCAAGGTAATTTTTACTTAATAATGTATAAGAGTAAAGGTAAAATATATAACTAAGGTCGCAATTTGCGACTGCAACCAACTTGGCGGAAATACCGACAGGTTAAAACCTTAAAACATTTGCTATTATTAAGGTTATAACCATAAAAAGTCCAATTTATTAATTAAAAAACGGGACATAATCTAAAGTATTACTTTGAAATTACATGGTTAATCGGAATTCTGCCTATTATGTAATGCATATCTTACACAAAAAAAAGCAGCTGAGTGCTGGGGAGCTTACAACTGCTTTCTTTAACATGGAAACAAGTGCTAAGTTAGTGTTTATATTTGAATTTCAAATATTCTATGTAAGTTTTATTATTTATTTTAAAGTGTTTTCTACAATCATTGCATAACATCCAATAGTGGATAGTCCCTGCTGCAGTTACTACCTGTTTATTATGTCTTACATTATAGTTAGTGCATTCAGGACAGCAGAACTTCTCATCTCCCTCCATTACAGCATAATGAGTAGATGGAGCTGCATAAGAATTGAGTTTATTGAATACAGCTTCAAGGACAGTGACATCCATTTTGCAATACTCTACCATCTTATCCATAGCTTTCTGATCTTTCTTAAATACTATGTCTTTCCACAAATCCATTCCCCCTGTATCCATCTTCTGCCCTACTCCAAGATACTTAGCTATGTAATCTAATTTATTTGAGTTAAAATTAAAGTACTTTCTAGCCCATTTAAGAGTATCTATAGTCTTAGGTGAGGGCATAAGATCAAGACCATGTATTATAGCTCTTGTACGTAGCCATTTGAGGTCAAATCTATCCCCATTATGAGCCACAATTTCATCTGCTTGAGCCATAACTTTTAGGAATGCCTTAATCATTGCCTTATCTGACTGCTTTTTATCCCAAGTTAGGAACTGTACATCATCCTCATGCTCCCATTTATAGCAGATGCAGATGATTGCTCTCTCATGAATGATGTCACCTGGATTAATAGTTAGGTTATATCCTGATCTCCAAAATATACCAACATTGAATGATGTCTCAATGTCAAAAAACAGTCTTTTTCTTACCATAGTGGTGTAAACTTACAACAAATATTTGTCTTTTGTAAATTTAAATAGATGTGATAGCAATAAGCCTATGCCTACTCCTACAAATAATAGACTAAGATTGCCTCTAGTCTTAGGTCTTGTAGCCTTAGCCTGTGCTTTCTCAACTATCCTATCTTTGTAGATAGTTTTGACCTTAAGTCTATATTCTATTTTTTTATCTAGTCTAGTCTTAGGCACATAGACTGTGTTATATTTGATGATAGTATCTTTAGTAGTAATGAATTTCTCCCATACTATGCTATCATGAATGATAACAGGGATAGAATCTAAAGTTGTGATTCTTATAGTATCTCCTGTTTCTTCACATTTATATCCTTTTTTTATTGCTTTATTAAGATGGTATTGAGCAGAGCAGCTGCTGAGTAGTAAGATTATAGCTAAGTATCTCATCATTCTTTTATTTCAAAGTGCATCCAATCATAATTCTTTTCTCTACCCAAAGATATAAAACCATGCTTATAAAATATATCTATCATTGCCTTATACTCAGGTCTTGCAAATCTAGCAGTTTTCGCTGATTCTTTGAGAAGATTTCTAGCAGGATCTAAGTCTATTGCTATCCCCCATGAGTGCATGGATAGTGCTGTGCCACCCCTCATCTTTCTATAGTTGAAGCAGCCACCAAATAAATCTATCCCTAACTCCTTAATCTTATCATAGCCATAGGTAGCTAGAAGCTCACAGAATACAGCTGTAAAATTAGAAGCCACTAACTTATGGCACATCATAGAATTGACAGTGCTGTCTAAGTCCCAAGCTATTCTCATAGGATAAGGTAGCTTAATCTTCACTAAGTAACCTGCACCTGTTACATTAGCAGTACCATATTTAGAGGTTAATTCCAATCTAGTCATTTCAGTTTGTTTAGGTCTTCTTTAATATCCTTAGCTCTAGCAAATAATAACTTCATTGACTGCCATAGGTCTATACCTTTGACTACTTTATAATTCTCATTGATAGACATCACCTCTATACTAGATAATACTAGAGCTACAATTTTGGTGAGCATAAATGGTACACTAAAAAAAGTTAGTATGATATCATTTAGTATGAATTGGTCTATTAAAAAGAACATAATCACTGTAACTTCATAGAGTGCTAACTTACTAATGATAGATGAGAGCTTTCTGCTAGTAATTTTATCCCCTACTTTATTAGCTTTCCATATACCTGTGATAGTATCAATAGATATTAATACTCCTATCATTAACAGGATGCCACTTATTGGTAAAAAGAATGCAAAGCATATAGAGATAAGTGTCAAAAGTTCTTGTTGTATTGATAGTGTTAATAGTGTTAGTTGTGCTTTCATTCGTTTCCCTCCCATTGTAATGCTAGAATAAAACTTAGATATCCTATCACTGTAGCTCCTGCTAACTTAAGATATATAGCAGGCTCACATACTAATGCTATGCCTGTTAAGTATCCTGTGCTGAATACTATAATTGATAAGACTCCTGAGTGCTTCATATAATTAAGATTGAATTGTTATAGCCATTGTTACCTGCACCTCCACATAGACCATTGCACTCTAGTAAGCCATTAGATAGACAGTTACAACCATCTATCATAGGTCTAAGGTCAGTATCTCTGTTAGTTGTACCTGTAAATATTGGATACAAAGCTCTGTTCTTAAGTAGGTATCTAATCAATCTCTGCTCAAAGAATGCAGCCTTTTGTGCATAGTGTTCCATACTGAATGCTATAGTACCTCTATCTACTGATGATGAGTTATCTCCGAATTGAGTTTGCAATCCTTTATTCTTTAGCTGTAGAGATAGACCAAATACAGCATCTTCAGCAGCTCTCCATGCTATAATAGGCTGTATAAATGTAACTAGTATCTCTTCATCAGGATCTAATGTCTGATCATTGTACTTAGTTAGCAAATCATTATAGAATGTAGTACCTAAGATAGGCATGATTCTCAGCTGAGCTTGAGTAGCTAGGTAAGGAGTAACATTGTTTACATCTACATTAGCTGTGATGGGTGTGTTATTCTTTAAGTAAGTTTCTGTTATAAAGTATAGCATTATAGTATAGGTGTTTGTGCAATTTGTGATTTGCTTTTATCTCCACCTGCTACAGGAGGTAGTGATGCTAAGGCTCTAATCTCATTCTCAGTCATAGTCTCAAGTACTTTAGTAGCTACCAAAGGTGATAGACTATTCAAAGCATCATTAGTCTTAGAGGTATCTCCCTCAAGTTCTACTATTGCCTCATTTATAATCTGATAGTTATTGATAGTGAAATCTGCATCTATCTTAGCTATGAATAACAGCTCATTAAAGATGTCAGCTACCATATCTCTCAATGGCATTACTACATTTTTCTCAAATATGATATAAGCCTGCTTAATATCTGAGCCATTACCTAGTGATCCTGTAGTACGAATACCCATTAAGATAGGATCTATAGTATGACTAAAGCAAATCTGCTCAGTGTTCAGCTGTGATGCCTCCTGGAATAGACTATCATTACCATTGGTAGGTAGTGACTCTATCTTTGGTAGTTGGTCCTGTGAATTAGCAAAGAATGCTACAGCTTTACCTGCATTAGCAGCACCTTTCAATCTATCAATGGTATTTCTTATCATGTTCTTCTCCTCCTCAGACTGAGGTCTTTTAGGAAACATCATAGCAAAGCTAGGAAAAACTGAATTTTGAATATTACTTTTAGCAAAGTAGCTAAGTTCACCTGATAAGAATGCAAAGTTTAGAGCTGAGGTGTAGGTAGGTAGTGGATAATAATCCTGACCAATACTCTCAACCTCATATACAAATAACTGCTCATAATCTCTAGAGGTAGGAGTGTATCTCCTTATTTCCTGTACTCCAATCCTACTAGACCAATCATCACAGATATAGTATCTCTTTCTATCTAAGTTTATTCTAAGTTTCTCAGGAGATAGATTGACTATCTTAGTGAGTTTCATTTTGTCATCAAAGCATAGCTTAAAATATACTCTATTATGCAGTATCAGTTGCTGAGTTACTGCAGGAACTATCTTTTTTATGTTTAATTTTCTCTCTAGTGTGTATAGCTCTAGCTTATCTTCAAGTGTAAGTCTATCAGTTACTATATTAAATCCACCACCTACAGCTGCATTGACTTTATACCCTACAATAGAGCCATGTAATGGACTAGAATAGAATATCTGATTGAGTAGTTCAGGGAATAGGTTATCCTGCCCAAAGGGGATGTATCCATTAGTCTGATTCCTACCATTAACATAAGGTAGAGTAAGATTTGCACCTCCTACTTTTAGGAATGGAGTAGAGAATGATTGATATCCCTCTACTATTTCATGCTTTACTGTTTTAAAAAAATCTTTTAATGCCATAATTACTCATAAATTGATGATACTATTGGTCCTGATACTACCATCCTGCCCTCTTCAATCACAAACCCTGTAGAGTTTGCAATAGTTGGAGGTGTGATAGATGACTCATAGATACTATATGTATACTGTCCTTTGACTAGTTCCAAATCTACAGGCTCATCTAGCTCAAACTGATTGAATCTTTCAGGATAAGCTGATAGATCAGCAGTGTAGAATGTAATAGGTGCAGACAGCTTGTCCATTTCATTCTGAAAAACAAATAAATAATAAGGAGTAGGCAGTGTACTTACCTCAGTGAGTGTAAGGATAATCTGATTGACCTCATCTTTTTTAATGTATATCATATAACTATATTATACTAAGGTCAAAAAATGTTTAAAAAAAAAGCTCTACAATGTGCAGAGCTTTAATTATTAGAGTGTTAAAATTATGCTTGAGTAGGTAGTGGGAACTCAGCTTGATTATATATCTGATTTGCAGTTACCTCATAAGCCAAGTGGTCTGACTCCGAAAGTAGTGTAACGGAATATTTACTGCCATCAGCACGAGCTGTACCTGATCCCTCACCTGTTGCAGTAAGTTGTACATTCTCAAAGTACCAATACTTGTCATTTGCATCCTGGATAAATACAGCTAAATATTGCTGTCCTGCACCAAGTACATGGATAGCCTCTGACTTGTCCTTATCTCTACGATTGAACATTAAAGTAATAGTCTGAGTAACAAAGCTAGAGCCATTGATTAGGTCTATTGCAGTATCTTCAGTATAGTTACCTGTATTTCTATTGATTGCATAAACATTAGCATTAGCTGTTAATGTCAATGTAGATACTGTCCATTCATTTGCACTAACTGTAGCAGCAGTAACATTTTCTTGTTGGCAGATCCATACTGTTTTTATTCCTCCTGTATTATTATCACAGGTTTTTGCGATTGATTGTAATGCTTCACAGCTCATTGTATATGTTTTAAGTAAAGGGAGCTTGCACTCCCTTAGA